CGTACATTTTTAACGCACTGGTTTCAGGTAGCGTATTTGGTGGTGTATCTGGGAATAAGATTACTGCTATTGCTGGAGAGTCTTCTACTGGAAAGACTTTCTTCTCTCTCGCTGTCGTTAAGAATTTTCTTGATTCCAACCCTGATGGTTACTGCCTCTATTTTGACACTGAGGCTGCTATTACCAAATCTCTAATTGAGTCTCGCGGTATTGACACTTCTCGTCTGGTTGTTGTTAATGTCGTAACAATTGAGGAGTTTCGTGGCAAAGCACTCAAAGCAGTAGATATATACCTTAAGAAACCCTTAGAAGAACGCAAACCTTGTATGTTTGTGCTAGACTCTTTGGGTATGCTTTCCACAGAGAAAGAAATTACTGATGCGCTGAACGACAAACAAGTTCGTGACATGACTAAATCTCAATTAGTCAAAGGTGCTTTCCGTATGCTCACCCTCAAGTTGGGACAAGCAAACATTCCAATGATAGTTACCAACCATACCTACGATGTTATCGGAGCTTACGTACCAACTAAAGAAATGGGAGGAGGCAGCGGCCTCAAGTATGCAGCGTCTACAATCATCTATCTCAGCAAGAAAAAGGAAAAAGACGGAACTGAAATCGTCGGAAACCTTATCAAGGCAAAGACTGCTAAGTCACGTTTAAGTAAGGAGAACCAAGATGTTACGATACGTTTGTATTACGATGAGCGTGGTCTTGATCGTTATTACGGTCTTCTTGAACTCGGTGAGATTGGCGGTATCTGGAAGAACGTCGCAGGACGCTATGAGATTGACGGCAAAAAAGTCTATGCTAAAGCAATTCTCAAAGAACCCGAAGTTTATTTCACTCCAGAAGTAATGGAACAACTTGATGAAATTGCTAAGCAGGAGTTTAGCTACGGTTCATGATTAAAGTCTTAAAGACTGGAATCAACGTATCTAAAGTTGTAGAACAACTTAAGAAATATCCACAGGATTGGGATCATCAGAAACATCTGAAGGATTCTCAGTCCTTAGTTGACAGGGGATTTGCTGACTTGCCAGTAAGTGCTCTTCAACTTATAATGGGTGGTGTCAAGAACAAAGAAGACTTTGTTGGAGACTCTGAGATTAACATAAAGACTCCTGCTTATACTCATCACAGTGAGATAAGAAAGATTATACGCAAGCATTTTAAGAACGCAGAGATTCATAGGTGCGGATTTCTTTCACTTCCTGTAGATGAGATTGTAGGAGCACATATTGATGAAGGTACTTATTACCTTACAAGAGACAGATACCACCTATCAATTCTGGGTAGGTATCAATATTTCTGTGGAACAGAAAGCGTAATTGTTGAACCAGGAACACTTCTGTGGTTTAATAATAAACTACCTCATGGAACCGTGAATGTCGGTGATGAGACAAGGATAACATTTGTATTTGACATACCTCATGGACAAAGTTGAAATTCTAATTCTTCGCAATCTTCTTTTTAATGAGGAGTACCTTCGTAAGGTAGTTCCTTTTATCAAAGAAGATTACTTTGAGGATACAAATCAGAAGATTATCTTTGAAGAGATATTGAAGTTTGTTCAGGAATACAATGAGCCTGCAACAAAAGAAGTTCTCTGTATTGAGATAGAGAAGAGACAAGATATTAATGATAATGCATTCAAGGAAATCACTCAGATTATCAGTTATCTTGAGGATGTCCCTTCGGAATTTAATTGGTTGGTAGACACAACTGAAAAGTGGTGTAGAGATCGTGCTATTTACTTAGCACTCATGGAATCCATTCACATTGCTGATGGAAATGATGAAAAGAAGAACAGAGATAGTATTCCTAGTATTCTATCCGATGCTCTTTCTGTTTCATTTGATACTCACATTGGACACGATTATCTTCTAGATTATGAAGCACGTTACGAGACATATCATAGAAAAGAGGAGAAAATCTCTTTCGATCTTGAATACTTTAACAAAATCACAAAAGGTGGTTTGCCTAATAAAACTCTCAACATCGCTCTTGCTGGTACGGGTGTCGGAAAAAGCTTATTCATGTGCCATGTCGCTAGTTCCGTCTTACTGCAAGGAAAGAACGTTCTCTACATCACACTTGAGATGGCAGAGGAACGAATTGCGGAAAGAATTGATGCCAACCTTCTTAATGTTCCTATTCAGGAAATAGTTGAACTTCCAAAGCAGATGTTTGATACTAAAGTCAACAATCTTGCAAAGAAAACTCAAGGCACCCTAATTATTAAAGAGTACCCTACAGCATCAGCACACAGTGGACACTTTAAGTCACTTCTTAATGAACTTGCACTTAAGAAGTCATTCCGTCCTGATATTATTTTCATTGATTACCTTAATATATGTGCTTCCAGCAGGTATCGCGGAAACAGTGCTGTCAATTCATATTCTTATATCAAAGCAATTGCTGAGGAACTTCGAGGGTTGGCTGTTGAGGCAAACGTCCCTATCGTTTCTGCCACGCAGACCACTCGCTCTGGTTATGGTAGCAGTGATGTTGAACTTACTGATACTAGTGAATCCTTTGGCCTCCCTGCTACTGCTGATCTTATGTTTGCCCTTATTTCTACTGATGACCTTGAAGGGCTTGGACAAATCCTTGTGAAGCAATTGAAGAATCGATATAACGATCCAACTATTCATAAACGTTTTGTGGTTGGTATTGATAGAGCAAAGATGCGTTTGTATGACTGTGAACAATCTGCTCAAGAAGACATTCTTGACAACGGCAAAGAAGAGGAGTATGATTTTGAAGAAAGAAAACCTAAAAAATCATTTGAGGGATTTAAGTTTTGATTTACTATACAGTATTTGATAGTGGAGGTAAAAAGATTGCTGATTGTGGCAGTGAATCTGATGCCAAACAATTAGCAGATTATAGAAAAGGAACTTACAAAACAAACAGACTCCAATACTCTCAAACAGTTGATATTCAACTATCAAAACTTGAACTCCCAAGCATTAAAATTGGAGGACAAGAAATACCTGTACAACAATATCTTCCCGATACTGAACTAGAACCATTTATTACAAATTACCATGACTGAAAAAAAAGTTATTGATAGCAACAAGTATATTGACTTTGTTCGCCAAACCACAAGTCCTGCAAGCACTAACTATGCAGACTTGCTTTCTCGCCTTAGTCAACTTGAAGTTGAATCTGATGTTGATGTTCCCCGTCTTCTGACTGCTGCTCTTGGTATGACTGCAGAAGCAGGTGAGTTTACTGAAGTTGTGAAGAAAATCTTCCTCCAAGGTAAGCCTTATAATGAAGAAAGTGTCTTCCATATGAAGCGTGAACTTGGTGATATTATGTGGTATATTGCTCAGGCATGTATGGCACTTGATACCAACTTCCGTGAGATTATGGAAATGAATTATGAGAAGTTGAGTGCTCGTTATCCTGAGGGTGCTTTTGATGTTTACCGTTCTGAAAATCGTGTGGAGGGAGACCTGTGAGTCAAGTAACTATTACTATGCCCGTTCGTGCTGCAGCAGCAGTCCGTCAAGTTCTGTTTGATGCTCAGAAAGGATACAGCACTGGTGTTGATTGTCCAGAGCGTGTCTTTGAAATTCGTGAAGTCATTACTGATCTTGACGATGCTATCACTTCTGTGGTAGAATCTGACTAACCCTTCGGGGTTTTCTGGGGAATTAGCTCAGTTGGTAGAGCGCCTGCTTTGCAAGCAGGATGTCAGCGGTTCGAGTCCGCTATTCTCCATAAATAAAAATAAAAAATGGCTGCAGATAAAGGAAAGCAGTTTGAGTATGCTGTTATGTTAGCTGCTTATGGTAGAATAAATGAAGAGTTGACTGGAGAAGTAAAGTCAACCTTTGATACTATCATGAGAAATACAAATAATGGTTCATCCATATCGGATGATGTTATGAAAGCAGCAAGAGAAACCATGGATAGACTTGAACCTTCCACAAATAAGTTAGCATTTTACAAATCTTTTAGGCAACTTGGTGGTGGAGCAGGTGGAGGTGGAGAACCAAAAACAGATATTCTCTACAAAATTGGAGGCACAAAATATAGAGTGTCTATGAAATGGGGAGACAAGTATCAGTTGTCAAGTGCTGGTATTTCTAAAACTGTAAAAGTTTTAACAGATGTTTTAAAGGGTGCTGCCAGAGAAGGCGGGATGAATGTAACCAATCTTGGAGAAATTGCACTTATTTTAGAACAAATTGATAATCAGTTGGGAACATTGCCTAAAAAAGGTGAGCAAGCTTTCATGAAGAGAAAACTTGCAAGTGCAAACCATTTGAATTTACAAATTCAAGAAATACTTGGATCTAGAAAAAATCCAAAAGCAGCAGAGGCATTTTCGTTTTTTAAAGATGCTGTCGTTAAAGAATCATTAACGGGACAATATTTGTTTGGTAAGAATGCTGATGCTACTGCTGAATATGTTTTAAATGAAAAGGAATTAAAGAAAATTGATGCTAAGCTTATAAGAGAGATATCTGATAAAACTTATGTGAGATTGAGATTGAAAGGAAGAGGTAAAACTAAAGAAGGTGTTAGATTAAATGAACTCGTAGTTACAATAGAACCAAAGTAATAAATATAGTATAAGGACTAACAATATAGATGAAAAGTTTTTTCCAATTTTTAAGTGAGGCACAATCGCAGGCAAGTATGCAGGCGAGGAAGTTAAACCTTAAGAGTGATGGCCACGGGGGAT